GCCCACTACTCGTTTACTTTAGCTTTCGCGAAAGTAAACGGTCACTCCACCGAAAAAGGTAGAGTGGTGTAGCCTGTGCCGGCATTCGCCAGGCAGTCCAGTCCCTCACATATTTGTGCGTAAGACTGGGCACCCTACTGCGGATGATACACTTATCATGATATTGCCTATCACTCTCATGATCGTTCCCGTAAAAGAACGGATGAGAGTGGGAAGCCAGGTATTGATAACTAACGTCTCCTCGTCTACTGGCATCGAGATGCCAGAGGAAAAGGGTTCGAGAGTCGTCAACACGCCTCTTCTTTGCCACGGGTGTAAACCCACGGAATTGAAGGATACCATGATGGGATCGTATCAATCTTTGGTCGTAAGCATCGTGTGGTGTTATCCACACTCCGCTTACTGTACTCTCGTTAAGGGGAACCAAAGGAAGGTTTTCAGAGACCACCATGGCCTCTAAAGCATCCCAAAGTTCTCCTTCCCAAGAGAGACGTGCCAATCCATTTACTAGATGACATAGCTCGATTTTCATCGAGTTCTGGCATCGGACGTAAAAGGGAGTCACGTCACATCCTTCGTACCAGTCCGTTCCACAACTTTCCCGAAAGGGTCCGTCGAGGAATGATTTGGATGGGTTCGGAAGGAAACCAAAGAACTTCAGCAAGTCCAAGATCCGAGGAGCAAACTTTGTTGGTACGACGAGATCATCGCCGTATACCGCGAAGTTATTACCTCCAATCACAGCCTTGCAGAACGCAGCAAAAATCAAAGTCTCGAGAGTAAAGGTAGCTCCATTGCCCATTGAGGACAACTTTGCATACCGATACAAACGACCGAACCCCCGTCCGTAAGGACTTCTGAAGTCAGAGAATAGCTTAAACCATTTGATAGGTAAAAGCCACGCTGCTGTATTCAGTGAAAGGGTATCGGAAGCCATACTCAGATCGATGGTGGCGTAAGAGCCATCAATAGATCCAATTCTGGCTAAACTCTGGTTTTTGTCTTGTCGACGTAGGTCCACCGCTAAAGTGCGGAGGCGGCCTTTAACGTACGTATCTAGAGCAAGCTGTAACGGTAAATTTCCGTCCGGCTCGCAGGCGATCGTACGATGCGTCTTCCAAGATTTGGGTACAGTTTCAACTCGATTCGACGTCACCACCCTAAAAGACATGTTCTTGTAGCCCCAAAAGGCTCCAAGTGCACGCAAGTAAGGTAGTGCTGACGAAGTACAAGGTACGCCTCTTATCCCCACCTTTCGGTGCGGCTGGGAAGCACGCCTTGCTCGAGTTGAACTCGCTCCTGGTGTGACACGTACCAACTTGGGTAGTAATTCCAAGAAAGTACCACTGTCGCCAAGCACGTTTGCAATCACGTACTCGGCTGCCTTGATATCTCTAGCGAGGTCGTAGTTAATACGATTCTCGTGTTGAGAATACCAATCCAGACGTTTATTTGTGATTCGACAGAGAGTTTCAGCTCTTTCAAAGCTGATTCTCGCGGCCTCCTCACACTTCACGTCGTCGGTAAAAGCCTTATTCTTTTTGAAGAAGGCTTCGACTTGGCGGCTGAAGCGACAGAGAGCTTGAGAATGTCCATAAGCTTCAAGCGTATGGTCATAACAAGAGCTCAACCTAGCCACGTCACGAGCCCTGATCCATCCCAGGACCTTGGCTTGTAACGCTTCAGGGATGAGACCATCCTGGTCTCTCACGTAACTGGCACAAAGTGCCATAGTTAGCGTACGGAAGTCCATATTTTGGTTACCTCCAATCTCAGTCATGCTGTATCGTTCAAGAATCTTACAAAACATAGTTCACCGTTGTTACGGTAAGTAACCATGATTGTAAGCTTGATACGATACCGTCCACTCCGGAACAAGACACATAGAAGAAAGCGAAAATAATCGCGATCCATATGAGTCTACGTTTGAAGAGCGAGTCGAGTATCTTCATGATACCACCCCCTTTCAAACGCAAGCCTGATAGCTTCGAGTTTATTCAACTCTCAGCTAGAAGACAAGCGCTCCTGAGTGTTCATCGTCGCCGCCCACTCGTCAGAGTTAGCGATGTCGATGAAGACGGCTTTAACAGCAGTTTCGATAGCCGACTCGCCGCCAACAGGCCGCTTGAAGGTTACGATGAGCTGAGTACGCGATGGCATAAGGATGCCATCCGTGTCTTCGGTAGCATAGGCGACAGCAAAACTGTCTTCTAGCATACCGACCCCATTGCTGGGCGTCTTACGTCTCTGGTGGACGAGTGCTGGCTTTGCAGCCGTATGCACTGTATCTACCAGGTACGTGAGGTTGGTCGATCCGTTTCCGGACAGACCCTTAAGGACCGTGGTCATTGCGGCCATGGTGTAGTCTCCTACTGTCCTATAATCGCACTCCTCTGGGTTTTATCCCAGTTAAGAGAGCCCAAAGATCGATCATCTTTGGCGTGTCAACATTGACACGGATTGTCGGGAGGTAAGACACCGTAGAGGGAATCCTCCAAATCAACTCGGCTGATGAAAGAGCGTAGCCTTCGTGCGACCCTGAAGAGGTAGCATTGAAGACGACGTCAGTCATCGTAGCGGTAACCGTCCGGGTAATTTTATACCCATAGGATGCCGTATAATTAGTCGAGAAGACAAGGAAGGACATCGCTTCAAGCCAAGTACCAATCTGCACGAACCAGTCAATAATGAAGCTGAACTTAATCAGCTCCCAAGCCGTAATGGCAGGATTGACTTGGAATCGTGGTGGATTGATATCGGCTGTCACTGAACCCCGCAAGGAGATTTCATCGTCTACCACTATTTTCATAGTGAAGCCGCTGTAACCATCCCATTGGGTTCTCTCAATGACCTCAGAAACCCGGTGTGTTATGCCGGATCTCTGAGAGAAGCGAGTGCGCTCAGCTTCAAGGTTGTCGATGGCTTTTGCTATGTCTACTAAATCGTAGTATAGTATTCGCCATCCATATCGATACTCTAACCAAGTTGACGCTGGATTTCCCAGCGTTAGCAGGCGCTTCAAAGAAGACACAGCCGATGTAAACATCGCCATAGTCTTTCGAAGCTCCGCTACAAAGGTAAGAGCATCCCAACCACCGGAGTATATCGCACTAGCAGCGTCTTGGACGTAGGAACTGGCATCATAACCAGTTGCAACTTCCTTCAGCTGTTGGTACGTTATATCCCACTCGGGCGCATAAGTTGGTACAGCAGTCCAATTTCGCTCAGTATGATAGCTAATATTGGTGGGGTGATCGAGACGGTAATGACTACCGTTCCAACGACCCTTCGCTTTAAAAGCTTCATAAGGAGTGTGAGGCAATAATTCACCGGCATTGAGTCTTCGATGGTAATGTGGAATATTCCACCCAGCGAAGTACCCTCTGTCATAACCGACAGTGGCGTTCCCTGAATATAGGGTTGCCTGCTGACTGTTATTGTGATTTATTGAATAGTGCGTTTCGTTTTCAACGATCGTGTTGTTAACGTACGGACTACCTCTTGGTTCCATTGTACTAACCTCTCTCTACGCTAAGCCCTGATATTTCCCGTGAAATACCCGGAATGTCAGGTTGTCTGGAAGCGACTACTCTGAGAAATGTTAGCTCTCAGAGCTCTCCCCCACCGAAA